TTGGAGCCGCAGACCTCACAGGGTGTGTGTGCAATGAAGTCGCTGTCTACATGCTCTTTCTTCTTCAGTTCTAACATGCTCTCTCCTTCATGTGCTGTATGTTTTCTGTATCCTTTCGCCAATCCAACGCATCACAGGCACCGCCATTGAGTTGCCCATAGCCTTGTATCGAGGGCCATCTGGGCAGTTCTCTGCGACCTTGTTGCGCCAAGGTATTTGCGTGAAGTTGTCAGGAAAGCCTTGCAGACGTTCGCATTCAACGGGGGTTAGGCGGCGGACAGATGTGGCATGTTGTATGGCGTGACGGTCTCCAGCAGTAAGCGTGTATGATGTCCCGCTGTCATCAATTCCGAAACCTTGCGATTTAGGTTGATTTTCCTTCAAAGCTTGGGCCTGTATTGCCACCGCTGGTGGGCTTCCTGAACCACTGACCTTAATGGTTGGGGTTGTTCCATCTACCTGACAATCTGGATGAGACATATTTGAACTGAAGGAGACTAAATCAGTAGAAGGAGTGAGCATGGCTGGGACAAATAAAGGCGCACCACTGTTAATATGTTGATCCTCTAAACCTTGCTTATCACCAAATTGAGCGTTTAAGGTTGATGCAATTTCAGCAGGCCATAATTGGGTTTCTTGTTTCTTTATATCAAGAACAGGCCCTCCTATAAAACCGCTGTACTGATTAGCGCCTACAGTAAGGGTATCCGCTAAATATCTTGGTTTTCCATCGTTTCCTTTAAAGCTACTAGAAGTGTATGAGGGAGTTTCTTTCCTCGGCGCTCGGCTCGGCGCAGGATGCCCTGACACGCTTTCGGACTCAAAAAGAACTTCTGCGGCACGTTTCCAGTTTCCAAGATATCCAACAACGAACAAACGTCTGCGTCTTTGTGGAACTCCGAAGTATTGAGCGTCCAAGATTCTCCATGAAAACCCATACCCGATTTGCCCCAACGCTGAGAGGAAGGTTCCAAAATCTTTTCCTCCGTTAGATGACAAGACACCAGGGACGTTTTCCCAGACAAGCCATTTGGGTTTAAGTTGTTCAGCCATTGCAAGATAGGTGAGCATGAGATTTCCTCTGGGGTCTTCAAGCCCTTTGCGTAGCCCTGCGATGGAGAAGGATTGACAGGGGGTTCCCCCAACGAGAAGGTCAATTGTGTCGGCATTCCATTCCTTAAATTTTGTCATATCCCCGTAGTTTGGTACGTCTGGATAATGATGATTTAAAACTTGGCTAGGAAACTTTTCGATTTCACTAAACCACTGTGCTTTCCAACCCAAAGGCTTCCAAGCTACTGAGGCAGCTTCTACGCCGCTACATACGCTTCCGAACCTCATCTATAATCGCCAGACCCTTGGATGACCCCACGGGCCATACGGCTGTTCAATTTGTCTAGGTTTTGTTGGGCAACCCATTCGAGTTCGAACCCTAGATCGCCTGCAAGATTGGCGACGTACCACAGCACATCACCCAGTTCTAAGGCCATTGCTTCACGGAATTGGGGGGTGATTAGACCGTTACTGTCTCGAAGCAGCTTTTTATAAAGGTCTTGGAGTTCCCCTACTTCTGAACCGAGGTCGAAAAGCGGGTACAGGACAGCATCTGCATCATTGTAAATGGCAGTCTTTCCTGCCTGTGTTTGATAATCGTCAAGATCCATATTCTTCTGCCTCTATGATTTTATTGATGTACCACTGGGCCTTTTTTAGATCCTCAATGGTGGTGCCTTTATATTGGTGCCGCCAAAGGTATTTCATGGCGTTTCCGTGGCAGTAGGATTTAAACCCGTCATGGCCGAGAGCGGCGTATATAGCCTCAATGCACTCGATTCCTGATTGGTTGTAATGCGGGGGATTGTTTATATTATCTGCCATCAGTTAAGGCGCTTTTTGCCGTTGATAGGCACTACCTTGGAATCAGATCCGTTAAGGACATCCAGAAGTTCATCAGCAGGCTCGAAATAGGTCTCTTGTTCGTCGTATTCATCAGCTATTGCCAAGGCACTGCCGAAAGTTGCCATAGCGTTATCGCCAGCACCTGCCATCATGGACAAACCACGTATCAAAAAGCACAGGTATCTTTCGATATCGATATCAAAATCTTCTTCAAACTGTGCGTAGCTTTCAGTGATAATAGAACCATCATCATCAAGGGAAACTACTAACGCCACGGTATTGGGGGCTAAATCTTCTACGTTCATTCATTCATCCTTTTTGCTAATTTAAAAAAGTGATCTGCATCAACAACCGCCAGGGGCTTCTTCTGGTCAGCTTTAATAATTGCCAGTGGAGTAGCGCCTTTGGGGCAGTTACTGGTTGCCTGATCCATCACTTTATAAATCGCATTAATTTTGTTGTTTTTGCATTCCACGCTGTATGGAAAGCTTCGCCTAGCAGCGGGTGAGAAAAGCAGATCTTCTCCTCCTGCTCCCATTGATGTTGAGCGGATGTCGCCATCTTCTAACTTAGGGAAAGTGGAGTAGAGCCTGTCTCTCACCCATTGCTGCAAGCGGCGACCTTTTGCCTTCGCAGCCTGGGGGGTTATCGCCATCTAAAATTCCACACCTTCGTATTGGACATACCAGTTCATCTTAGGCTCTTTAGCCTTCGACTTAGGTTGTGGGAGTAGCTTGGCTTTAGGCCAACAGGTCTGTTTGAAGTCACACCAGTTACAGGACATTGGAAGCTTTTTAGAGCCAGTGAATTTCTTATTGAAGAAGTCATCGACAGGCTCAAAGCACCTCTCAAATTTCCAATCTTCTTTAAGTGCAGTGGCTTTCATCTGCATGTCCATCAGGACGGTAGTCTTCTCCTGCTTTGAGAAATTTGCATCAACAACCAGTACTTGCCCAGTGCTTTTGCATACTACAATCCAGCCACCTGTCTTCTTTTTCTGAGCCTCTGCGTACCCGACCAATTGGCCTACATACCCAAAGTCGTCATTGGCTTTTAAAGCTTCCAGACCTAGCTTCCACTTGCGGTCAAAGGCAAACGGTGAACAGGTTTTGATGTCATAGATTTTGTTGTCAATCTGGACATCATCTTCGCCCTTAACTGTTGTACCATCCAGTTCCAACGCAACCTTAGATTTACTGCCTGTAATGTTAGCTTTTGCAATCTTCAGGATAACATCCATGATACATTCAACTGCATCACCGTGGAGCATACGCATGATAAAGTTGTAGTCCTTGCGCTCTTGCTTGGCCCCACTTTTACCCATTTGTAGCTGACACAAAGATCTACCAATATTTGACATACGAAGACGGAACTTGTCTTCACGTCTGGTAAATTGACGGCGCAAGGCATCCTTAAATGCCTCGCCCGCATCTTCGATCCAGCTATCATCAATTTCAAGTTCGTCACACTCGTTATTGGATAGCTGGTCTAAGACTTTATGTATGTCGCCTTGTAGGCTCATGCCACGTCTTCTAGGTCGGCATCTAGGCTGTCACCCAAGGCTTGCATTGCCTTGGTATCGATGCTGCCTTCCTTGATGGCACTGAAATACTTTTCGTCGATTTCTTTGTTTTCCGCACGAAGAGTATCAGCAAACACCATCATGGTTTCTTTGACTTCTTGGGTCAAAGGAAGCTGGTTATCAAGATTAGGAGTCCAACCAATGGTGTACCAAGAAACAGAACCTTTTTCGTTATACTTTAGGTACATTTCTGCTTCATAGTTATACAGGTGTGAGCCTGCAGGTAATTTAGAATGGAAGTCTTTCCAAAACCCGCCGTAGTTCGTTGCCTTGTTAAACATGATGCATGGTTGGTTTTCATAGACAACCTCTTCACCATCTTCTGTCGTTCCTGTGAAGCTAGCCAACCCACGAATGACACGGTTCTGCATGTCTCGCCAAACCTTGGCGTCAGCATAATCCATTTCCTTACGGGCATCCCATGAGGGCATACCGCAAGCAATGCCGCCTTTTATGTCACGGGCTTCATCACGGTTAGGGTTAATGACAGCCAAGCTTTTATTTACCAGCGTCCACTTATCTTCCCCGTTGTCCTGCTTAACATCAGCAAAATGCAAATATTGAACGTGGGAGGCTAATGGGCGAAATGTTATAGTTTCGCTGTAAGCGGGTTCA